GGTAAACCTGTTTGGCCTGAGTTTTGGAAGTTAGAGGAATTACTGGCGCTTAAAGAGGAGTTGCCGGTAGGTAAATGGAATGCTCAGTACCAGCAACAGCCGACGGCTGAGGAAGGTGCGATTGTTAAGCGAGAGTGGTGGAAGGTTTGGGAGGGTGATAGGCCGCCGCCATGTGATTTTGTGATTCAGAGTTGGGACACGGCGTTTCTTAAGCACAATAGGGCTGACTTTTCTGCTTGTACTACATGGGGTGTGTGGACGACAGAGGAGGGAGAAACGAATATCATCTTGCTGGATGCGTTTAAGGACCGATATGAATTCCCTGAACTTAAGCAGAAGGCTTATGAAACCTACCGCGAGTGGGAACCGGATGTATTTTTGGTTGAAGCCAAGGCAGCAGGAAGCCCGTTGGTCTTTGAACTCAGGAGGATGGGTATACCGGTCAGCGAGTACAGTCCTACCAAAGGAAACGACAAGATCGTGAGGCTCAATGCTGTATCGGATCTGTTTGCTTCGGGGCGGATCTGGGTGCCGGAGCGTAAGTTTGCGGATGAGTTGATTGAGGAAGTCGCAGCTTTTCCTTCGGGCGAGCATGATGACCTAGTAGACTCGATGACCCAAGCCTTATTACGCTTTAGGACGGGCGGTTTTTTAAGCCTGCAATCAGATGATGAAGACCGCGAGCCGATATACCGGCGCAAGGTTGCTTATTACTAGGAGCCAAGATGGAACCTGCACTTTATCCTGCGCCATTAGGTCTTGATGCCGCCATGGAAGAGCCCACGGAAGTGGAAATTGAGATTGAGAACCCAGATGCGTTAGCCATATCAGCAGATGGCGTAGAGATTGTCTTTGAGGCAGAGCGTGAAAGCCCAGAAGATTTTGATGCCAACCTTGCTGAGTATATGGATGACCGGGATCTGGCTTCTATTGCTGGTGATCTGATCCAAGACTATGAGACAGACAAGTCATCTCGAAAGGAATGGGTAGATACCTACGCTGATGGATTGAAGCTTCTTGGTTTGAAGTACGAAGAGCGTACAGAACCATGGCCTGGGGCGTGCGGTGTGTTTTATCCACTGCTGTCAGAGGCTGCCGTACGGTTCCAAGCTGAATCCATCATGGAGACTTTCCCTGCCTCGGGGCCGGTGAAGACGCAGATTGTTGGATCGCTTACTAAAGAGAAAGAGGATGCGGCAGAGCGTGTCAAAGATGACATGAACTACCGTTTAACGGAAGAGATGCCTGAGTACAGACCTGAGCACGAGAAGATGCTTTGGTCCTTGGCCTTGGCAGGGTCGGCATTTAAGAAGGTTTACTACGATCCTTCGCTTGGACGGCCGGTATCTATGTTTATTCCGGCAGAGGATATTGTGGTTCCCTTTGGTGCGAGTGATTTAAGGTCGGCGCCAAGGATTACGCACATCATGCGTAAGACACAAAATGAAGTGAGGAAGCTTCAGCACGCAGGATTCTGGCGCGATGTGGATTTAGGCGAGCCATCCACGGTATTAAGTGAGGTAGAAAAGCGTAAGGCTGAAGAAGAAGGTATGTCAGCCACGATGGATGACAGGTATCGCATTCTTGAGATGCACGTAGAGCTAGATCTTCCAGGATTTGAAGATACTGACAAGAACGGCCCCACGGAAATTGCACTGCCTTATGTGGTGACGATTGATGAAAGCACAAACAAGATCCTAGCCATTCGTAGGAACTGGTATGAAGAGGATCCGTTAAAGCTCAAGCGGATGCACTTTGTCCACTACCCGTACATTCCGGGATTTGGGTTCTATGGCTTTGGATTGATCCACTTAGTAGGTGCGTTTGCCAAGTCGGGCACGTCTTTGATTCGTCAGTTGGTAGATGCGGGTACGTTATCGAACCTTCCTGGTGGATTGAAGTCCCGTGGCCTGCGAGTGAAGGGTGATGACACACCGATCGCGCCGGGTGAGTTCAGGGATGTGGATGTGCCATCAGGTTCTATTAGGGACAACATCCTTCCGCTACCTTACAAAGAGCCAAGTCAGGTTCTTTACCAGTTGCTACAGACGATAGTTCAGGAAGGGCGCCGGTTTGCTGCAACGGCTGATATGCAGATTTCGGACTTGTCCGCGAATACACCGGTTGGTACGACGCTTGCCGTATTGGAGAGAACCCTCAAGGTCATGTCTGCGGTGCAGGCAAGGCTTCATTACTCCATGCGTCAGGAGTTTAAGCTTCTTGCCTCTATTATTAGAGACTATGCACCTACAGAATATAGCTACGATGTAGATGCGCCTGGCGGAAGGCTGGTCAAACAAGCTGACTATGACTTGGTTGATGTCATACCAGTATCTGATCCTAATGCAACAACCCTTGCACAGCGGGTTACGCAGTATCAAGCAGTACTACAGTTGGCAGCACAGGCTCCACAGATCTATGACATGCCAGAGTTACATAAGCGCATGTTGGAAGTCTTGGGTATCAAGAACATTGATAAGCTGATCCCAGCAGCCAAGGCAGAGCAACCTCGTGATCCGGTATCGGAGAACATGGCCATACTGACGATGCAGCCAGTAAAAGCCTTTATCTACCAAGATCATGAGGCTCACTTGGCGGTCCATACGGCGGCTATCCAAGATCCGATGTTGAGACAGCAAGTGCAGCAAAATCCCCAGGGCGGTGTGATGATGGCTGCGGCCATGGCCCATATCAATGAGCACATGGCGTTCTTGTACCGTAAGCAGATCGAGCAGCAGCTTGGTGTGCCATTGCCACCACCAGATCAGCCGTTGCCTGAAGACTTTGAGGTTGAAATCTCAAGGCTTGCAGCGCGAGGTGCCCAGCAGTTACTACAGCAGCACATGGCAGAGGCTCAACAACAGCAGGCTCAACAGCAAGCACAAGATCCTTTGGTCCAGATGCAACAGGCAGAGTTGGCGCTTAAGCAGCAGAAGGAGCAGCGTGAGGCTCAGAAGGATCAGGCTGACATTATGTTGAAAGCACAGGCTCAGCAGGACAAGGTGATGCTTGAGCAGCAACGGATTCAGAGCATGAACCAGATAGCTGAGCAGAATATAGCGGCCAAGATGATTGATAAGGCGGCGGATATTCAGCGCGATCAGTCTTTAGCAAGGATGGGTAAATGAATTACGCCGAAGCTGTAGAGCTAGAGATTGATAAACAGATTAGGTATTTAGAAGGACAACTCTCGCAAGGGAGCATGAAGAGTTTTGAGGAGTACAAATTCGTCTGCGGCCAGATTCAAGGTCTTTTGGTCGCAAGGCGCATCAACGAAGACCTTGCCAATCGAATGAAGGAATACGATGAGTGATATTACTGAGGATTCTCAGCAGGAAGCAACGCAACTCCCAGAGCCCACGGGTTATCGGATGTTATGCGCCTTACCAGAGGTAGAGGATAAGTTTGCCAATGGTTTATTCAAGCCTGATTCGCTTGCAAAAATTGAAGAGTTCAGCACGGTTGTTTTGTTTGTACTGAAGATGGGACCGGATTGCTATAAGGATGCGGCAAAGTTCCCAACGGGACCATGGTGCAAGGAAGGCGATTTTGTTTTAGTGCGTGCTTATTCAGGAACCCGGTTCAAGATTCACGGACGGGAGTTTCGTTTGATCAACGACGACACCATAGAGGGTGTGGTTCAAGATCCTCGTGGCTATAGCCGCGCATAAAGGGGAAGTTATGAGTGAAGAGAAGATTGAATTTGAAGTCGAGGGTGAGGCAGAGATCGAGATTGTTGACGATCGCCCCGAGGCGGATAGGAATGCGACGCCATTAAAGGGTGATCCATCTGAGATACCTGATGATGAAATCAAACAGTATTCAGATAATGTAAAGAAACGCATTCAGCATTTGAAGCATGGGTATCACGATGAGCGCAGAGCCAAGGAAGAGGCGCAGCGTGAGCGTGAGGCAGCTATTGCCTATGCAAAACAAATTGCTGAAGAAAATGCAAAGCTGAAAGAGAAACTAACTACGGGTGAAAGCACGTTAATAAAGACGATGCAATTTGCCACAGATAAAGAGGTAGCTGAGGCAGAGCGTAGTTATAAAGAAGCGTTGGATAGCCAAGAATCTGACAGGATATTGGCAGCCCAGAAAGCATTAAATGTGGCGATGTTAAAGGCCGATCGGGTTAAAAACTTCAAACCCGCTGCGCCCGAACCAGCGCCCGAGTTGCCACAGCAACAAAACCCTGCTTATAATGTTCAGCAGAATACTTATCAAGACCGCAAAGCAGAAACCTGGAAGGCCAATAATAAGTGGTTTGGTCAATCAGGCGAGCCTGGGGTAGATGATGAGATGACGTTTTTTGCCATGGGCCTGCATAAAAAGCTTACTCGGGAAAATGGCGAACATTACGCATTGACGGATGAGTATTACGAGAAGATTAATTCTCGCGTAAGGGAGAAATTCCCTGAGTACTTTGGCGATCGGGAGCCGCCAGAGGAAAAAGCAAAGCCTCCTGCTTCGGTGGTTGCCCCGGCAACGCGCAGCTCGCCACCTAAAAAACTGAAGCTGACAACCTCAGAAGCTAATACGGCCAAGAGGCTTGGAGTTCCGCTTGAAAAATACGCCATGGAATTGGCAAAACTACGCATGGAAGGAAAGTTATGAGCCGCGAATCCAGAGAAGCACAGACCCGTGAAACCACGGAACGTCCGAAGCAATGGAAGCCGCCAAGCTCATTGCCTGATCCTCTCCCGCGGGATGGTTGGAGACATCGTTGGGTACGCACCGCAGTACTGGGGCAGTCCGACGCAAGGAATGTAGCCAGCCGTCATCAGGATGGATTTGAACCATGCAAGTGGGAAGACTATCCCGAGGTAACCCGAGCCCTGCTCGCAACCGGACCTCAAACCGGCAATATTGAGATTGGTGGATTAATGTTGTGCCGCGCTCCCGTTGAGATGGTTGATCAGCGTAATACCCATTACCTGAAGCAAGCCAACGATTGGATGAAGAGTGTGGACAGCAACTTTATGCGCGAAAACGACCCACGGATGCCACTGTTTAATGACAGACGCACCGAGGTCCAATTCGGTAAAAGATAACCTCATTTGGAGTAACTCAAATGGCTTACCCGACGATTTCAGGCCCATATGGCCTGCGTCCGATCAACTTGATCGGCGGTCAGGTGTTTGCCGGAGCCACTCGTCAGCGCCGGATCGTAAACTCCAGCGCATCGAGCATTGGTTTTGGTGACCCTGTGAAGTTTGACAACAATGGTTGCATTGTTGTTTGTACCGAGACAACTGCTGCCCCGGTCACTGGCTTTGCTGGTGTATTCATGGGCTGTACGTTTGTTTCTGCTGTAACTGGTCAACCCACGTTCTCGCAAGCATGGATTTCTGGCACCGCAGTAGCAAGCAACACTTATATTGTTGCTTATGTCTGTGAAGATCCAGATCAGTTGTTCCAGGTTTGTGGTGTTAGTGGAACCACGGTAGTTTCGACCACGTCTGGTTTCCAGTACACAGACATCGGTCTGAACGTAGCCATGGTTGCAAACACCTTGAATACCACGACCAAGGACAGCCGTTACGCAGTAGATATTGCAACCGGTGCAACGACACAGACATTGCCGTTGCGAATCATTGATGTGGTGCCCGATACGGCATTCACATATAGCAGTACGATTTACTACCCAGAAATCATCGTTAAGTTCAATGCAGCCTACGTGGTGCAGGCAACTGGCGTGGTTACGGGCGGTCATGCGTACAACAACCCAGTCGGACTGTAAGGGGAAACTTAAATGGCTATTTCACGCGCACAACTACTGAAAGAGCTGCTCCCCGGCCTGAACGCCCTGTTCGGTCTTGAGTACGCTCGTTATGGCGAAGAACACAAAGAGATCTACGAAACCGAGACCTCTGAGCGTTCATTTGAAGAGGAAACCAAGCTGTCTGGATTCTCGGCCGCACCGGTCAAGAACGAAGGCGCTGCGATTCGTTATGACAACGCGCAGGAAGCTTGGACAGCTCGCTACACCCATGAGACGATTGCTATGGGTTTCTCGATTACCGAAGAGGCAATCGAAGACAACCTGTACGACTCGCTCAGCTCACGTTATACCAAGGCACTTGCACGCGCCATGGCATACACCAAGCAGGTGAAAGCAGCAGCCGTATTGAACAACGGATGGGCATCAAGCGTTACTTACGGTGACGGCCAGCCTCTGTTCTCTACAGCGCATCCTCTTGTATCCGGCGGCACTAACAGCAACACGCCCGCGACCCAGGCAGACTTGAACGAGACTTCGTTGGAAAACGCAGTCATTCAAATCGCAGCTTGGACCGACGAACGTGATCTGTTGATCGCAGCTCGCCCACGCAAGCTTATCGTTCCTCCTAACCTCCAGTTCGTGGCAACGCGTCTGTTGGAAACCGAACTCCGTGTCGGCACCAACAACAACGACATCAACGCCATCAAGAACAACGGTTCGATCCCAGAAGGCTATACGATCAACCACTTCTTGACCGACACGAACGGCTGGTTCCTCACCACCGATGTACCTAACGGATTGAAGCACTTCGTGCGGACACCGATGAGTACTGGAATGGACGGTGACTTTGACACGGGGAACGTCAGATACAAAGCCCGTGAGCGTTATTCCTTTGGCGTATCGGATCCATTAGGGATCTTTGGTAGCCAGGGCGCATAACAGCAAGCTCTTTGTAAACAACAGAAGGGGGTTGCGGCCCCCTTTTGTTTGTCCTATAATTCTCTGTGTCAAAGACAGGAGAAAGAAATGGACACTACAAACCTACCCAAAACCCGCAAAGAAGCTCAAGACTCAGGAGCTAAGTATTACTTCACAGGCGAACCCTGTAAGTACGGTCACATAGCGCCACGCAAAACAAAAGGTTCTTGCGTTGAATGCCTAAAGGTTGAATGGGAAAAAGCCAATACCACTAGGGCAGATTACTTCCGCGAGTACAACAAATCAGAAGCCGGGCAGAAAGCTAAGCGCAAGTACTACGAAGCTAACAAAGATGAGGTTATTGCTAAGGCCGCTAACAGATCAACCGAGGAGAGACGAAGGTCAAGGAACAAGCACAAGAAGGCAAACCCAGAGCTATACAAAGAACTGGTTAATGCGCGTCGTCGTCGATTCAGGCAAGCAACTCCCAAATGGTTGGATGAAAAGCAACGCATGGAAATACGTCTGAAGTATCGCCTTGCCTTGGAAATGAGTAAGGCTACTGGAATTAAATACGCGGTAGATCACGAGATACCATTGTTTGGTGAAAACGTATGCGGCCTACACGTCCCATGGAATTTGCGTGTAATCACGCAAGAGGAAAACCTCTTGAAGTCCAATAAGCTGATTGACACCCACCCCACAAACTGATACAACACTCATACTAGGATTTAACCCATATCGACTGGCCTAGCAGACTTAGTAGAGACGGTATGGGGATGCGCTACTACGCGGAGTTAACATGGCAATCACTACCTTTGACGGTCCAGTCCGTTCCCTGGGCGGTATTTATCAACAAGGTCCGTCCACGATCGTTGAGATCACTTCCAGTACCACATTAAATCCCGTGGCCCATGCAGGCCGGATTATTTCTGTTGGCGGCACGCTTGCAGCTAACGTGGTTCTGACACTTCCAGCAATCAATACCTCGGCTAACGTATCCTCGTCTGGCCCTGGCAATGACCCCAATACGGCCAACAACGAAGGCGTTGTTTATACGATCTGGGTTCCAACCACGATTGCTACATCTTCACTGAAGATTGGTACGGATGGCACTGACAAGTTTGTCGGTACGATCCTTGGTGTTGATACTGACTCTTCCAATGCGCTTGTGGCTTACACGGCCGGTGCAAGCGATGACTTCATTAACTTTAATGGCACAACGACCGGTGGCGTTGCTGGATCATGGGTCCAGATCGTTGCGATCGCAGCCAACAAGTACATGGTCAACGGTATTGCCCTTGGCTCAGGAACTGTCGCTACACCATTCGCAACGTCCTAATAGGAGTGCATCATGGGGATGCAAACCGATGTTAAGCAGGCCCATTTAAACGGTAGCGGTTTTTTTGTAAAAGGCCGCAACCGTGTAAAAGGCATTTCAATGGTTGGGGCGGGTTCTGCGGACGGGACGTTAGTTTTATTTGACGCAGCCGCAGCACCAGTTACTGCAAGTGTTACTTATGCTCGGTCAGGCACAACCGTGACGGTGTCAAAAACAGCCCACGGTCTTACCAGTGGGTCTGTCATAGGCATTCACTTTGCCTCTGGAACTGGTGGTACTGCAACAGATGGGACTTATACCGTGACTCGGATAGATGCCGATAGCTTCTCGGTGACGGACATCAATAGCGGGACGATCACCGGAACCCCGGCGGCGGTGTATGCAGTAGGCCGTTGGCTTATGACCTATGAAGTAGATGCCACAGATGTGTTTCAGAATGCGCCATTTATTCCGGGTGAAGGTGTATTAGCCGACACAGCGGTATATGGCTATATGTCTAACATCGCTGCGGCACAGATCTATTATGGCTAAGACTCCTGCATGGCAACGTGCCGAGGGCAAAAACCCAAAGGGTGGTTTAAACGCTAAGGGTAGAGCTTCTTACAATGCAGCCAATCCCGGCAAGCCGGGATTAAAACCTCCACAACCAGAAGGCGGCGCAAGGAAGAAATCTTTCTGTGCGCGGATGGAGGGCATGAAGAAGAAGCTTACTTCGTCTAAAACCGCAAACGATCCAAACAGCCGTATCAACAAATCATTAAGGGCATGGAAGTGCTAAATGGATACCGGAGTCATTGTTTGGAATTTAGTAACGTCGTTTTTCGTTGCCTTGGTCATGTTTATGATTAAGATGAATCACGACGAGCAGAAGCGCATTCAAATTCTGCTCAACAGAACTCGGGAGGAAATTGCCCGTGATCACATCACTCGCGCAGAAGTTCGTGCAGACCTTGAAAGAATCATGGAAAGGTTTGACGCAGGTATTGGCAGGTTGGAAGCAAAAATTGATGCCCTCGCTGAAAGGAAATGACGATGGAAAATGATCCCCGTAAAGGCCGTGGGCGCCATGGCGACACGAACTACAACCCTAACTATGATCTTGTACCCACCCAGAAAGAACGTGGTGCGATGCAACAAGAAGTAGAGGATGCCAAGCTACGCAAGATGGATCAGCGCCCTAACCTTGGCAAGATGTTCAAAGCCGGTGGTTACGTGAAAGCTGCCGATGGATGCGCCAAGCGTGGCAAGACTAAAGGCACGATGGTCGTGATGAAGTAATTCCGTCCATGGACGGAATTTGCTACTA